CCGAGTCCTAAGGACTCTCGGACATTTTCGGACATCTTGACCGTCCGAAACTGTCCGAATTTGACGCTTTCGGACATTTTCGGACATCACTCATTTGAGAGCCTCGAGCCGCCCACCGTGGCCGTCAGGAAGGGCGACATGAGGAGCTTTTCGACCGCATCGTGGACAGACTGCCGGCTGATGCCGCACTCCCTCCCGATCTGGCGCAGCTCCTCGACGGTCCAAACGAGGGCCGTCTCGCTCCGCTTCTGGCGCTCCCTGAGGGCGAGCAGGACGGTCCGCTGCGCCTTCCCTTGTGGCGCCTGCGCGCTGATGGGGCGCTCCCCCTGGGCCACGCTCTGTCGCATGACGAGGCTGGTCAGCCGCTCGCCGTACCGGTCGGCCGCGCCCAGGTCGACGACCTCGGCCTCGTAGGCGAGGTTTGGCAGCTCGCCGGTGTCCTTGAACCGCTGCCGGGTGACCTCGACGTGGGTGTTCGGCTGGGCGGCGCGCTTGACGATGAACTCGCTGTCCGGGTTCGCCATGAGGGCGCTGGCGCCTCGCGGGCGGTCGGCGTCGCCGTGCCCGGAGTGCGCGACGATCAGCACGCTCGCGTCGTACCGCTCGCGGATGAACCGAGACACGGCCGACAGGTACGCCGCCACCTCTTGGTTGCTGTTCTCGTCCATGCCGGCGCTGAACTTGCTGAGCGTGTCGATGACCACGAGCGTGGGCCGGATCTGGGCCTTGTCCATGGCCTCGACCAGCATCGCCATCTCCTCCTCGCGGTTGAGGTTGAGGGGGCGCTCGAGGGCGAGCACGGGCAGCGCGCGCAGGTCTTGGCCGCCGCCGAAGGTCTGCATCCACGCCTTGACGCGCCTGCCGAGTCCGCCGCCCTCGCCGGAGAGCAGCGCCACCGGGCTGCCAGCGGTGGCGATCCGCATGGCCCAGTCGAGGGCGATGAAGGACTTAAACGACGCGCGCGGCCCCGCTAAGACCGCCACGACCTTGGCCTCGATGACGTGGTGCAGGAGCCACTCCGGCTCGCGGTTCTCCTCGACGATATCGGCGACGTGGCGCAGCACCACCGAGAACCCCGTGGCGTTCGTGGCGCCCGGGGCTACCGCCGCAGCGTCCGGCTCAAGGCTGCGGACCATGCCGCGCGCCTCGGGCACGTCGCCGTAGTCTGGCCCCGGCTCATCGCGCTGTGGCGGGCCGATGCGCACCGCCTCCGAGACTGGCGCCCAGCCGCCGGCGCGGGCGGCATTGAAGAGGCTCCCGAGGGTGACGCCACCGCCACGGTCTAGGTGGAACGACTGCCACCGGTACTCGATGTCGGCGCGGCCGGCGTACGAGGCCGGCAGCTCGCCCGTGATGCCGCCGCAGCTCCACGAATCCCAGAGCTCGAGGCCGTCGTCTGCGCCGCCGGATGCGTGGTGCAGCGCCATGCCGACCATCAGCCATGCGTCGTATCCGGCGGGGTCGACGTACGCGATCGCCTCGGTGACGCGCGGCAGGTCGCGCTGGAAGTCTTGGCTGGTGCCGGGCTTTGGCGGGAGTTTCTTGGCGACCTCGGCCGGCAGCTCGAGGTCCATCCGGCGCTCGTCGATGAGCCCGGCCGGGAGCGGCTGGATGTCTCCGACCGGCCCCTGCTGGCCGAAGTGCAGCGGCCACCAGACGATGTACCCGCCCTCGGCGCGGATGTCGAGCCCGTCGCGGCGCACCTTGCCCAGCGTGACGGAGACTCCGCCCCGTATCTTGACGCCGGGCGGCAGGCTGAAGAGGTAGTGCCGGCCGCCGCTGCCGCCGCCGGTCTGGTGTACCCGGGTGGAGATGAGCACGTCTTGGTGTTCAGCAATCCAGTCCTGCGCGGCCTGTCCAGCGCTCTTGTGGTCATAGTCCACGGCCACGATTCTGGTCACGGAGCCGGTAGGGACGCCGACGAGGGCGTCGGGGCGTTCGCTCCACCAGCGCCTGATCTGGGCCTCGTCTTGCGTGGCGGCCTTAAAGCCGTTAAAGGTGAGGGGCGACTTGGCGCGCAGGGTGCGGCCGCCCTGGTCGGCCTCGTCGCGCCGCCGGCACGGAAAGACGGGGACGCGCTTGGCGAGTTCGAGGACGCGCTCGACGGAAACGACGGCGGTGAGGTCTGGCTTTGTCATGGGTAGATATCCGGCCGCAGGGCCTTCCTAGATACACCGGTCGCTGCCTCGACGGCAAGCGCGCGCAGCGGTGGCACGCGCCCGGCGAGCACCCATTGATGCACGGCCTGCGGCTTCACCTTTAGTTTACGGGCCAGCGCAGTCTGTCCGCCCGCCTGGGCGACCGCGTGGAGTAGCGCCGCCTCTGGCGGCTGGACTTTGGGTTTAGGCATAGCGCCGAGAGGGTAACAAGTGCGCCTTGAGGGGGCAAGGGCGGCGGCTGAAAAATATTTTCAAGAAAGGCTTGACACGCCTCCAGGCCTGTTGCAGTATGCATTCCACGGGCGGCGATGTTGCCGACCGGAAGTGATAGAAGGAGACGAACATGGAACACTTAGAAGTCAATCACGAGACGATGGTCTCTGCCGAGGTTGAGATGGTGCTCGAGGGTAAGTATCACGGCAAGTACCGCGTGATCTTCCGCGACCTCGACGCTGACGCCGTAATCGCCGTGCGCATTTACCCGCGCCACATGCGCGACGCGGCTATCGCCTATGCCAAGACGCTCGCCACCGGCAAGGTGGCCGCATGACTCCCCTTGAGACCGCCTTCTGCGCAGCCGTCGGGCTTTTGGCGCTGATTTTCTTCGGCGTCTTGGCGCTCTTCATGTACGCACGCCCCGCGCCGTGGCCGTGCCTACGCGACCGCCGCGAGCGGCTGCCGCACCCGACCATCCGCGCGCGCGTCGTGCAGCCGGGCAAGTATTCGCGGTGGTTCGTATGAGCGCCCCCGTCGACAACTTCTACAAGAGCCTTGAGCGCACGATGGGCTTGCGAGTAGACGCCGCGAGCGTCACCGCCCCGACCCGCGCGCGACTCTGCGGCGTCAGCGTCGGCGAGTTGGCGCAGGCGCTGCGGTTCTCTGGGCTTTCCATTTTTACGGGCTACGACGGCGTAGTCGAGATTCGAAGAGTCGATTCAACAACCCAAGAAGGAGAGAAGCGATGAGTCTGTTTGTTAGCGCCGCCTCTGGCGGCAGTTTTGAGCCCCGCAAGCCCATCGAGGCGGGTGCGTATGCGGCCGTGTGCGACATGGTGGTGGACCTTGGCGTCCAGCCGTCACCGGGCGGCCAGTTTGCGCCGAAGCGCACGGTGGTGCTGCGGTTCCAGATACCGGAGATCCGGGTCGAGATCACTCGGGAGGGCGAGACGGTCGAGCTGCCGGCGGTCATCAGCCGCACGGTGGGCCTGAGCCTCAACGAGAAGTCCACGCTCTACGCGCTGCTCACGAGCTGGCGCGGGAAGGCGTTCACGCCGGAGGAGTTGAAGAAGTTCGACCTGGGCAAGATCGCCGGGAAGCCGGCCTTCATCAACGTGACGCACTCGGTGAAGGGCGACCGCACCTACGCCAACCTCACGTCCATCATGCCGCTGCCGAAGGCGATCCCGGCTCCGGCCATGGAGGGCGAGGCGCTGGTGTACTCAACGGACGCGCCAGACCCTGCGATTTTTTTGCAGCTCCCGACCTGGATGCAGGACAAGATCGCCGCGCGCATCGTGGACGCGCCGAAGGCGGCCCCGAAGCCTGCCGCCGCGCCTGCGGCGCTGGCGTCGGACTTTGCCGACGACGACCTGACGTTTTGACCGTGCCTACACCAAGATTAGGCTACAAGGCAGCCGACGGGAAAAAGATTCCGTCGGTGACCACGGTCCTCAAGATTAAGGACCCCGGGGCGCTCATCAACTGGGCGTACAAGCAGGGCCGCGAGCACGGGCTGCTGGAGGGGCAGGGCAGGGACGCACCGAACGGTCTTTACGAGGGCAACGACATCCTCGCCATCGGCACCTGCGTCCATAGCATGTGCGAGGCCTGGGTAAAGGGCGGGTCTCCGATGGAGGTGCTCGAGAAGAGCATCGCCGCCGAGACCGTCAGCGACCCGGTGTCGTTCCGCGCGCGCGCATCGTCGGCGTACTCGGCGTTCGAGTTTTGGTGCAAGGGCACGCAGCTCCAGATTGTCGACTGCGAGGTCAAGGTTATCAGCGAAAAGCACCAATACGGTGGAACGTTGGATTTTATCGGACGCCTCGACGGCAAGCTCGTGCTCGGGGACTTTAAGACCTCGAATTCGGTCTGGCCGGAGATGCTGTGTCAGTTGGCGGCGTATGCCAAGGCCTATACGGAGACCACCGGGAACGAGATCGACGGCGGGTACCACCTGCTGCGGTTCTCGAAGGAGAACGGCGACTTCGGCCACCACTTCTATCCGTCCCTGGACGATGATGCGTGGCCGGCGTTCCTGCACCTGCGGGCGCTGCACGACCTGAATGAGAGGCTGAAGAAGCGCGCGGCGTAATCATCCACCCTTGAGTCTGGCAAACCCCTACTCGGAGCCCGGCCCCGTCCAGACAGCCGGTACCTTATGACGCTACACACACACGCCGGCCCGCTGCCCACGCACCAGTATGTCTGGGTCGAGCCCAACGCGATCGGCGACCACGGCTGGCTGCGGGCGGTCTGGTTTGGGCTCACGAGCTTCCCCGGCCGCGCCTTCGGCTGCCACGTGCTGCTTGAATGCGGCGCGGTCTACCGCAACGTACCGCTGCACCAGCTCGCGTCTCGCAATGATGTTGACGAGCCGTGGACGCCGGCGCAGGCCGCGACCTGGGACTGCTACGGGTACCAGTTCTCTACCATCGAATACCCGTTCCTGCAGAGCATGAACTGCCGCGTGCGCTTGCAGGACAAGTCGGAGCGCCGCGGGATGTACCTCTTCACCTTGGCCCCGGTCGGCGACGCATTCAGCGCAGCCCCAGAGCAGAGCAAGGAGTTCTATTTCCTGCAGCTCGAGAACGGCCGGTACACGGCGCAGCCGACGAACCATGTGCTCATCGAGGATCGGTCGTTCACGACGGCGCTAGAGTGGCCCAAGTTTCTGCGCCGGCAGAATGAGTGGCACAGCGCGGAGGATTCAGAGTGACCATCGAACTCGACGACTGGGACAGGGAATGGCTCGCGCGCGCGCACTCGGAGTCCGAGTATCGGGCGAAGGTGAAAGAGCTGATGGAGCGGTGCGCGGCGTACGCCGCCGAGCTTGAGCGGCTGCGTGGGCAGCGTGCCGGCTGCGGCTACCCCGACTGCATGGTGGATGGCCGCTGCGCCCGGATGTGGGCGGGCGAGTGTTCTGGGCCAAAACAACA